ACACCAGCTACAGCAAGATAATTATGGCAAACAGTTATAAATTTAAAGGTGTTAGTTTAAGTACGCAAAGTGAAACATCTATTTTAACAGCTGGTGCTAAAGAAACTATTATTATTAAATCATTAAGAGTTACTAATAATACAGGCAATACACCTAATGTATCTTTTGATGTATTAGATAGCTCTAGTTCAGTTGAAGCAACAATTTTAAACACACAAAGTTTATCTGCCAATAGTTCTATTGAAGTTTTAACACAACCTTTAGTTCTTGAAACAACAGATATTCTTAAAGCAACAGTAAGCACCAACGATAATATAAATATTGGAATAAGTTATTTAACTATATCGTAATGAAATTAGTAAGAATACCAACCGAACTGTTAGATACAGTTTGGACTTTGGTACAACCCTCTATACAAGAAGCTTTAGTTTTTTCAGGAAATCATACCGATAGTGATTTTGTTTTAGAAACATTAAAAGCAGATAAATACCAATTATGGATTGTTTGGGACACTTCTAAAAAAGGAGTGCAAGAACAATTTAGAGGTGTTGTAGTTACCGAAATAATTAAAAGAAAACTAAAACAATCTTGTCATATATTTATCATGACAGGTAAAGGCAGACAACAATGGCAACACTTAATAGGAGTCATTGAAGATTTTGCTATACAACATGGTTGCGAACAAATGGAATTGTTTGCAAGGCCAGGATGGCAAAAAATATTACAACAATACAAATACAAAAGAACTCATGTAGTTCTTGAAAAACAACTAACTAAAAAGGAAAAATAATATGTCATTTGGAAGTAGTGGGTCAGGCGGAGGACAAGCACAAAATGTTAATGTTCAGCCCTATGCAGCAGCACAACCAGCATTAAATCAAATTATATCTGAAGCTGGTCAGGTTTACAATCAAGGTGTAACTGGTGCTGGATATGTAGCCCCAACTAGTCAAACAACAACTGGTTTGGCTCAACAAGAAACATTAGCTAATGCAGCTAACACACAAATTTCAAATACTTTAGCTGGTAATTATTTAAACCCTTATTTAAATCCAATGTTGCAAGATGCTACTAGTCAAATTGCAAATAGTATTAATACTGAATTTAGTGGTGCTGGTAGAACACCAGGAAGTCCATTAAACCAACAAGAAATTATTGGTCAAGTTGCTGACTATGCTTTACCTTTGGCTTTTCAACAATACAATACTGAAAGACAAAACCAATTAGGTTTAGCAACATCTTTACCAAATTTAATTACAACTGGGCAACAATTAGAACAAATTGAAAGACAAAAGAATTTAGCACCTTTCCAAGCTCTACAACAATATGGAAGTATTATAAGCCCAATAGCATCAGGTTTACCAGTAACACAATCAGAAACAGCTTATAACCCTAACATATTTACACAAGCTTTAGGCGGTGCATTAGTAGGTAATAAACTAGGCGGTGATAAATTTGGAACTGCTGGTGGAGTAGTTGGTGCATTAGGCGGAGTATTATCAGGATTATTATAATGAATAAAATAAATAAAATAATTTATAATTTAAAACAAGATATAGATAAAAACACAACAAAATATATTATGATTGTTGGTGGTTTAGCTATTCTTGGAATTATTATCTAATATGAAAAGTTATAAAAAAGCGGTTGGCTTGTTACAAGAAGATGCACCTGAAAATCACTTTCTTGCATATATAAATACTACAGAAGCAAAAGCATTAAAAGAAATGGGTGGCTCAGGTAAAATGACTCCACAAGGTATATTAAGTTTTGAACCTGAAGATGGTTATGAGGGTGAAGTTTCAAGTAGTTTTGGTGGATATGGTGGCGGTGGTTTTAGCGACAATACAGATTCAGAAGAGAATCAACCTTACAATAATCAAGGTTTTAATTTTAGCGGTTCATCAGATGATAGTCCTTATGATGGAACAGAAGATTTAGAAACACAAAGAGAAATAGATATCCAAGTTGAAAACGATAAATATTTTGATTATGAAACTGAAGCTTATAAAAATGTTGAGGCTAAAGCTGTGCCTACTTTTGAACAAGGTAGTGGAAAATTTACTGGCACAAAAACTGTAGGTCAAGGTGTAGTAACAGCAGCAGATTACAATTTAGCAACTACTAAAGGTATTATGCTAGACGATACTATAAGCAAAAATGACAAGGTAGAATTTTTAAATACTATTCAATCTATTGTAAATTCTAAAAGAGATAGTGGTAAACCAGCAGTTGATTTTGAGGGTAAAGAATTTATCCAAGATAATTTAGAAAAAACATTAGCTGAAATTAAAAACAATTCTTTTTATGATACTTATACTAAAGATGAAAAATTTGACGCAAATTCACAAACTTATAATGATGCGTTTTTAGATGCACCTTTTAAAACTTTAGGCACATCATCTATTGGTATTACTGGTGTTAGTCCAGTTGGCGGTGCTATGAAAATTATGTTTAATTCTTTAAAAGATTCTTTTAAAAACAAACAAGCATTAGATATGATTGGTTATGATGGCACTAAACTAAAACCTAATTATGCTGAAGTAGGTGATGGTGGTGGTATTTTGACTGATAAAGAATATTTATTAGGTAATACTTTAGATAGTGACCAAATTAATCAAGCTATACCTAATTTAAGAACTGATACAAATAATGCTTTACCTGATTCAGTTGTAAATAGATTTTACGATAATAAAAGTTTTAGCACAAATGATTTTAAAAAAAATTACAACGAAGCTTTAGCAAAAATTACTAACACAACACAAAACAATAAATATAATTTTAGTGGATATAATAATATTTTCTATGATTACTTAAACGAAAGAGGATTAATTTAATGGCAACTTTAAAAGGTTTATTAGAAGACGAAAATTTTATGATTGGTATGGGCTTACTTGGTGAGGGTGCTAAAGGTAAATCTATAGGCGAAGCATTTAATACATCTGCTAAAAATTATGCAGATATGAAAAAAGCATTTTCTGTTGCTGCACCAAAAACAAAAGCTGTAATTAACACACAAACTGGTGGTTTAGTTTTAAGGTCAGACAGGCAAATTGCTGAAACAAATAAAGGCGGTGATATACTTATTCCAGCTCCCAAAAAAGGAGTTACTGTTAATACAGGTAATTCACAAAATGAATTTGAAAAAGCTTTAGGTAAGGGTGATGCTGATACAGTTTTGAAACAAAGAAAATCAGCTGAATTAGCTGTAAAAGAAAATGATAGTTTAACACTTGTAACTACTTTAGCTAAAGAATTAGAAACAGGTCAATTTGGTAATACTTTATTAGATTTAGCAAAACTTGGTGAAAGATTTGGTATAGATATGAACTTTTTATCTCAATATAGTGATTCAGGTTCAATTGATGGAACTATTGCAAACGCAGAAACTTTAAAAATTGTATCATCAGTATTTGTATTTGATGCTATTGGTAAAACAAAAGGTTCAATATCAGAAAAAGAAATGCAATTGTTTCAAGATATTTCATTAGGATTAGGAACAACACCTGAAGGTATTGCTTTAACATCTAAAATTAAAAGAAGATTAAATGATAGAATAATAGAAAAGTCTGAAATGATGGAAGAGTGGATTTCAGATGGTTCAAGACCTACTTCAAAAAAAGATACTGTTTATGGTAAACTTACATTTAACCAAATGTATAATAAATATATTAACCAAAAAGATAGTAATGGTGACTTAGTAAATCCTTTATTTACTAAAGAAGAGTATGCCGATATGAGTAATATAACTTCAGCAAATACAAACCCAAACATTATTGAAGATAAGCAAGGAAATAGATTTTATGTAACGCAAAAGGGTGGTTTTGTTGCTTTACCTAAATTAAAATAATATTATTATGGAATTAATAAAAGACGAAGAAAAAATAAAAGAACTTGAGTCTATTGTAATAAAAAAAAAGTATGATGGTTCTAATGTTGTAACAGACAAAAATAAAATTAAAGAGCTTGAAAATATAGCAAACGTTAAAGCTCAAAAAGAAAAAGAAAAGCCTAATTCTTTTATAAAATTTACTAAAGATTTTTACACAGACAATATTAGCGGAAGTTCTAAAACAGAATTTCCTAATATGACTGAAATATATACTATTAATTCTAAAGGCACAGTAAAAGGTGCTTTAAAAGATTTATCTTTAAATTTTGGTTATATGAATACTGCTGACCAAAACGCAAGGTTAGATATGTTATTTGAAGCATATCCAGGATCAATTATATCAAAAGACAAATTTCAAAATATAATGATTACTTTACCTGAAGCATCAGTTGATAAAGGTACAAATAGAACTTTTTATCTTGATAAACCTGGAGTTAGTTTTGCTGGTGCAGTTGATACAGTCGGTACAACTTTATTATATGTTCCTGGTGCTGGTTGGGTTGCAAAAAATGTTGCTGGTGGAGCTGTAAAAAGAATAGTTGCACAAGGCGGATCTGCTACTGCAACAGGTATAGTTGGTGATGTAATTACAAACCAATTAGGTAATACTCAAGGCGATGGTTTTATACCTATTATTGATGAGGGTAAGGCATTATTAAATTTTAGTTTTGGTGCAGCTGGTGAAAAGTTTGCTCAAACAGTTACTAAAATAACAAAATTGAATAAAGCAACAAATTATTTAGAGCAAAGTGTACCAACAAATATTGCACAAATTTTTGGTAAACAAAAATATATTACAAACAAAGGTGTTGTAACTGAAGAAACTATTAACCTTGCAAAAAAAGTTGGTGCAACTGAAAAAGCTATGAAAAATAAAGTAGCTATGACTTCTTTTGCTTTAGCTTTAGATAATGGGTTAGATCCAAGTATTGCAAAACAAGTAGCTGGATTAAATGAGTTTGGTATATCTGTTTGGTTAGCATCTGCACAAGGTAATAAAAAAGCATTAAAAGAATTAGATCAAATTAGAGCTGGAAATGCTGGTGCGGATATGCAAGCAATTGTTCAAGCTCAAGATGATGCTATTTTACAAGAACATTTTAAAGCTTTAACTGCGATGCGAAACAAAATGTTATCTGATAGAGACTCAGCAATTAAAGGTCAAATTATTGGTGACCAAAAAAATATTGCTACAAGTAATATTGATGACAGTATTGCAAAATTAGATACTATGATTAACCAAACTGCAAAAAAAATGCAAGCTTCGGTAAATGCTAAATATGATGCAGTTGGTTTTAATTTAAGTTTTAAAAAACCACAAGTTAATGGTTTAGTAAGTAAATTAAAAGCATCATTAGTAAGTAGTGAGTCAGGTATAGGACAAGCTTTTAATAAAACTACTATGCCAAATACAGCAGCATTTTTAAAAAATATGGAAGGTTTTACTAAAAAACTTAACAATAAAAATTTAACTAAAATTACTTATGGTATGCTTGAAACTGAAAGAAAAAACTTAAACAGAATTATGTCTACTACTAAAGATGCAACTGATTTAGCTGCATTATCTGTTATGAAAAAAAGGTTTGATGTTTTTTATGACAACGCAGTTGAAAAAGGTTTAGCAAGTGGAAATAAAGATGTTTTAACTGCAATTAAAAATGCAAGAACAGCAAGTGCAGAATATAAAAAAATGTTTGTACCGCAAAATATTAAAGCTACTGGAACTAGAATTACAGATAAAGGCGGACAATTTACTCAAAAAGTTTTAAATGGTGAGTACACACCAAAAGAAATTGCAAACTTTGTTTATGGTGCTACTAAAGTTGGTGGCTCTTATAAAGATGTTGGGTTACCAGTTATTAAAAAAATGTATGAAATATTTCCTGATGGATCTGCCGGTAGAGATTTAGTTAAATCAGGTGCAATTAATAGATTAATGGAAAATAGCTTTAAAAAACTTGGAACTAGCAATAGAGAAGTATTTAGCCCTGAACTATTTTCTAAAGCTGTAAAAGATGCTGTAAGTGGTAATGGTAGAGATGTAACTAAAATTATTTTTACTAAAGCTGAAGCAAAAGAATTAACAAAATTAGCAGATTTAATTGAATCACAATTAAGCAAAAAAAGTTTTGTAAATGTTGAAGAGGGTTCTAGTGCTTTTATGGAAGTAATTAATAATAATTTAAGACAATTAGTTGGTATAAGTGCTTTTAATGTTGCAAACATACAAGGGCTACTTGCTGCTAGAGGTGTTTTTGATTCAGCTAAATTAATTGCTAGAAGAAATGCTGCACAAGGACAAATTAAAGAAGCTTTATTTGCTGCTAAACTACCATCAAGTTCAGGTGGAGCTGGTTTAGTAGACCAAGCAGTAGAAAATAGACCTGTGTTTAAAGATATAAATAATCAAATGTATAATAAACAAAAAATTGATAATGCAAAAGTTTTAGAAGATATGAAAATAATTGAGAGTTTAAATAAATACCGATGAGAACTCAATCGCAAAAAAACTCTGAAGAAATAATAAAATTACAAGGCGAAGTTAAGCTCATACACACAAAGATAACGGTTATTAAAGATAATCACTTAGCACACATCGATAAAAAATTAGATAACCTTTATAAAATTATTTGGCTAATATTCGGAATAAGTCTAGCAAGTCTAGCAGACTTAATAAAACATCTATTAATAAATTAAATACATCTCAAAAAGGTGTAGTTGGCGAATATGTAGAGATAGCAAACTTAACCAAACAAGGTTATTGGGTTGCTAAAGCAGTCGACCCAGCTTGTCCGTTTGATTTAGTAGCAGTAGATTCTAAAGGCAATATTCAATTGCTAGACATTAAAACAAATACTTACAGAAAAAAAGCTAAAAAGAAAACATGGAGTAAACGCATTTGTCGTTCTCCAACTAAATTACAAAAACAATTAAACATTAAATATGTGATGGTAGATCATGGAAATTAATAATGAAAATCAATGAGAATACGAATATCGGATTACCAATTAAAAATTTAATAGCTATCATTTTTTTTATTTGCACAGGTTTATATGGCTTTTTTACAATCCAAGAAAGATTAAATAAATTAGAGACAGCAGATACCCTTTTCCAAGCTGATCTACTCAAAAAAGCAGAGCAAGAGCCGAAGAATCTAGAAATGTATATGCTCATAGAGCATTTAGCCGGTCAAATAGAATCAATAGAAAAAGAGATAGAGGCTAGTAGATACAACAAAGTAAACATAGATCACCTAAAAGAACAAATAATTTCTTTAAATAAAGATTTAGAAAAAATTAGAAACGGACATCAATGAAAAAAATTATAGATAAAATAGAGAAATTATTATTAAAACTTATGGGTTGGAAATAATGTTGGAATCTGTTGTGGCATTATTATTATTCTTAAAAGGTGATGTTATAGAAGCAACATATAAAGACAAGATGTCTGCCTGTCTTAAATCTAAACGTTTAGCTGAAAGAGAAGTAAATCCTAATAACGTTAGATTCAGTTGCCAAAAAATTCAAGCAGAAACAGAAATATATATGGGTGCTAAAAAAATTGTAAAAATAATATCAATGAGTAAATAAAATTATGAAAAAATGTAAATGTGAAAGTTGTATTTGCAAAAAAAGAAAATGTGTGTGCAAAAAAATAGTGAAAGGGGAACTATGGTGCTTTTGGATAAAATTTTGTCATATATTGAGAGGAAAGTGTCAAGTTTAAATACTTGGATATGGTTAAAAAGAGTTTCAATATTAAGAAGACAATCAAAAAAATAACAATTTATGGAAGAAGTAAAAGCAAGAATTAAAGCTCATGAGGGTTTTAGAAACAAAGTTTACGAAGATACATTAGGTAAAAGAACAGTTGGATATGGTCATCTGTGTGTGGAGGATCATTGGGATGATAATAAAGAATACGACGAAACTTACCTTAATGAAATTTTTGAAAAAGATTTTGAAAACGCATTATACAATAGTCGAACTTTGATTGGCAATAGAAATATTAATTATATTGCACAAGGTATAGTTTGTGAAATGGTGTTTCAATTAGGAATAGGTAATGTTTCTAAATTTAAAAAAATGTTTGCTGCTTTAGAAACTGAAAATTATGAAGAGGCAGCTAATCAAATGATTGATTCGAAGTGGCATAAACAAACAAAATCTAGATGTGAACATTTAGCTTCTATGATGAAAACGTCAGGAAAATAATATGTGGTTTAATTTAATTGGCATGGCTGTAAAGACAGGTGCAGCTGTATATAAAAATAAAAAAGAGGCTGAACAACTAGAAAGTTTAGCACATAGAAATCATGCAGAAAAAATGGCAAAAGGTGAAGTTGATTTTAAAGTTCGTACATTAGATGCACAAGCTGGTTCTATAAAAGATGAAATAGTTTTGGCGATTGTAATTTTACCAATTCTAGTTATAGCCTATTCTGTATTTAGCGGACAGCCTGACGCACAACAAAAATTAGATTTATTCTTTGAGTACTTTAACAACTTGCCTGACTGGTATGTTTGGCTCACAGTTGGAATTTTTGGAAGTATTTATGGTTTGAAGCCAGGATTGGACTTGTTTAAGAAAAAATGAAAGTAGCTTTGGTAATGATTATATGCAGCCAAATTGCTGGCGATTGTATGAGTCCTCACTTTTTAAGACACTATGATAGTTTTTCAGAGTGTTTAATTGGTGGTTATGAGGAATCTATTGATAAAATTAAAGAGCTAGGTAACAAAGAAGTTAATAAACATGAAATTATAGTAAAATTTAATTGTTATTATGACACCTCAACTAAACATGAGGGTGCTTAATGAAAGGCTACAAACTAGGTGTTCATAAATCTAGGTCAGGTGGTTTAACTGCTAAAGGTGTAGCTAAATATAGAAGAGAGAATCCTGGTAGCAAATTAAAAATGGCTGTTACTGGTAAAGTAAAAAAAGGATCTAAAGCAGCTAAAAGACGTAAAAGCTTTTGTTTGAGAATGTTAGGTATGAAGAAAAAACTTACCTCTGCAAAAACAGCTAGAGATCCAAATTCAAGAATTAATAAAGCATTAAGAAAATGGAAATGCTGAATTAACAAACACACATCAACAAATAAAAAAAGGAAAATACTATGTCACCAATGGGTATGGGAACTTATGGTTCTAAAAGAGGAAGACCACCTAAAAAGAAAAAAAGCAAAAAAGGCAAAAAAGGTAAAAAGAAAAGATAATGAAAAAAGGTTATCATAAAACTAAATCAGGTAAGATTGCTAAAAAGGGCTTATGGTTTAATATTAATAGACGAAAGAAAAAAGGCATAAGTCGTAGCAAAAAGAAATCAACCATTAGTCGTAAAGCTTACGCAAAAGCTAAAAGAGGCTTTGCTTAAACAGTTTGGAATCAATCTAAAGTATTTTCATACTGATTGATTAAGTTGTGGGGTAACCACAGGGATATGGGTGGGTAAATATCATGCACTATGTTGCTAATAAGTTTACATATAATTTATTAGCTATAGTGCTTGTGTAGTGCAAACAGTAAAAAATAAAGTAAAATTAGGTAGTTCTATTGATTACAAATCAATTGCTCTACCAATTGAGCTATAAGGGCAAAAATATATATAGGCTTTTACAACAGTTTCGTTGTAAGAGCCACTTTTTTTATGCCTATTCTAAAGCTTGAATTGTAAATTTCAACTGCCTTTAGTGCAAATCTAGTGCAAATAGTAGTGCAAAATAAGGGCTAATAACCTATTGATTTTTCTTGACCTGTTGCAATTAAGTTGCTACTCATTGTATATCGATAAACAATGAAAAAAGGATATAAAATGAAAACACTTATAGAACAAGGAATAGATATAAAAAAAATAGATTATGTTATTTTTGAAAGACCAAGCAACTTTTGTACTATTGCATTTAAAAATGGTGGAGTAATGTCAAAAACATTAAATCACTTAAATGAAAAACAAATACAAAAATTAGAAAAGTTTGAAAAAACGGAACTTGACTTGGAATTTGAAGAGGCAATAGCATAAATGAACACTAAACCTTTAACAGAATTGTTATTTGTTAATACGCATGACACTAACATAGTAAAAAAGCTTTTCCCTGAAGCTGCTAAAAAAATAAATACAATTTTTACTTTTGATATGAAAGGTCAAAAATACCTAAAAGACACTAATTTTCATGAAATTGTATATAAATACTTTAATATTAAGAAAAAAGACAGAATAGAATTTGACAAATGTTTTTGTTTTTTATGTGAAATTTTAGATGAAGAAAAAACCTTACCAAAATCAGGGAGGTTAGATACATAATGCCAATAAAAATAAAACAAATATATTTACTTCATATTACTAATGTTGGTTCTAAATATGCAAGTAAAGGTTTTCTTTTTGCTAATTGTGTTAGTGATGGCAGCAACGTATCGGTTAGTCATTATTTAAAACAATTTCCATTACAAAATGGTGGTGCAGCATTAAGAAGATATGTAAAAAAATGGTTAAAACAAAATAAAGGTGCTATTTTAAAATCTAAAAATTATGTTAAAATTCTTGGTTCTAAACATAGTCGCTATATATACCATGATATTCAAACTGTACCTAAAGGTGACAGGATGCACTTTTGCACAATATATAAAATTTATGGTGAAGATAAAAAAATTAAATTAGATAAGTTAGTAGGTCTTGGATAATGGCTGACTTACACAAAAGAAAATGGTTTAACAAACAAGGAAAACCTCAATGGGCTTGGTGCTATAAATGGAAAGAAAACGGAAAAGACCACTCCGTACAAAGTAAAATAAAGCAAGTTGTTGAAAAGGCCAAACAAGAACACCAAGAACGAAAATACAATCATTTAACAAATGATAAAGTTGATTTAGTTAGCAGCTATAATCAATATGTAAATTCTTTAAACAATCAACTAACCAATAAAGATATAGGTATAGGCCATGTTAAAGATTGTAAATCTATATATACACACCAAATATTAAACAAGCTTAACAATGTTAATCTTAAAGATATTGATTACATTTGGATTGAAAATTATATAGCCAAATTAAGAAATGATGGCCTTACTGATTCTTATATTAAAAGAGTCTTCCATATTTTTAAAGCTATATACGATGTTAATGTACCAAAATTAATTAGAACTAACCCATTTGTTGCTAAAGATTTTTTCAAAAAAAGTCGTAAATCTACAACTAGAGATATGATTAACTTTGATATTTGGTCATTTAGCAAAATCCAAGAATTAATAAGTTTTGTGCCTAATAAACCTACACAGCTTATGTTTAAGCTAATGGTAGATACTGCTTGTAGGCCAAGTGAAGCTAGGGCAGCTAGTAGGACTCATTTAAAAGTATTATCCAATACACCACATTTTGAAGTCAATTTTAGTATTGATAGAGATAACAAGTTAAAACCCCCTAAAACTGATGAGGGTCATAGAACAGTTACTATAAGTGCTAACTTAAAAGATGAGCTTGTAAGCTATATTAATACTTTACCTAAAAACCAAGAGTATTTGTTTTTAAATGGTAAAGGTAATTTTATTGACTTAAAAAGCATGACTAAAGACTTAAATATTGCCATACAAGCTATATCTAAAAAGTATAAAATTGATTATTTTAGTAATAGAAAAACTTATAGCTTTAGACATTGGGCTGCTAGTAAATGGGCTTATGATGGTATTTATGAAAATGCTATAGATTTATGTAGAGATATGGGCGATAAAAGTGTGGACTTTGTTTATAAAAATTACATTAAAAGATATGGTAAAAAGCCTGACCCTAAAATATCAGCCTATAAAGATACATCTAATGCTTGGGGAACAGCTGTTTAAAAGGCCATACAAGGCCATACAAGGCTATCAATTACAATTTATGAGGGGTTATAAAGCTTATTAAAATGGGCTTACAATAACTTAATACTATAAGCCCATACACACAACGATACTCAAAGCTATTAACTTTGGGTATCAACATCAACTTTTACAGAGCTTGTTACTGGCTCTAAGGCCATATTATCAGGTGTCTGTAAATAACCTAATAATTTTGTACCACTTCTTACTTTACTTGGTAGTATTTCTACTGGTGCAGCTTTTACTAAATCAACCAAGTGTGTTAGTGGAATTTCTAAAGTTTTAAATATCATACATAAATTTTTAGCTTTTAATTCATTTATGCCTTTTTCGTATTTTTGAATTTGTTGGTATGAAACATTTAATACCCTACCAACATCGTCTTGTATTAAACCTTTTTTTAATCTGTATTCTTTTATTAATTCACCTAATGCTTCATCAAATAACTTGCTCATTTTTACCTTTCATTTTTTAAGGAGAGAGAAAACCTTATAAGAAGTTTACAACTCTTACTTTAACAAACTAAAAATTACTTAAACATATAGTTTGCGTCTTTATTTTCTACCTCAACAATTCGTCTAAACAACTGTTTGTACTCAACATAATTTTTAAGGCTTTTAACATTTTGTCTATTCTCAATTTTAGCCATAATGTTTTTATGTACCTTGTCCAGTTTTTTGTATAGACGCACCTTTGAATTGTTCATCGGTCTCCTTTGTTAATTTAATGCTAGATTTTGTATATTTTAAATCTAACACCTCAATCTTGGCATTATCGCCAGGACTATTTGTTTCTGCTGCAACTTGCACAGAATCAAATTCTTTTGTGGCTGTAAATTCAGCAGTACCTTGCCATGTTTTTTTACAGTTTTGTTTAGTGGAACTCATTTAATGAGTACTCCTTGTTAAACTTTAATGTATTAATGTTATTTATTTGTGCTGCACTCATCCTTATTTTTCTTTGTGCAGATTTACCTACATCTATTAAATGTAAACTTTTTAGCTCTGAAACAATTTTACCAGCCCTAGCTCTACTGAATCTAAATTTTTTTGATATTTCTAGTTGTGTTGGGCTATATGAATTTTTACTTATAAATTCACTTATAAATTTTAAAACATCGTATTTAATTCTACTTAAATAAATGTATTGTTCATCGCTTTTTTTTGTCATTATCTTTTCCTTTAAATAAATTTTCAACATTTGCTCCATCAAAATCTTTAAAAATTCCACCCTCTTTTTTTATAATGTTTAAAACATCTAATAATTTTTGGGAGTATCTAATAGATTTCATTACATCCATTATGGCTTTATCAATTGTCAAACCACCTTTACTGCCAAACCTCATTAAATGTTTCATACTTGAACATCGTAAATAACCAATGGCTTCTTCCTCTGAAACTTGAGATAAAATTGCATCCCAAGTTTCAATAGATTTATCCTTGTAGTGTTTTGGATTATCGCTTTCGGCCATTAAAAAGGTGCTTTCGTATCAGATTTATAAGGCTTACCAATTTTCATGTGTGGATTTGGTTTACCCTCTCTTACAGCATTACCCCAAAAAGTTATGTCAGCCACAGTACCAGCTTTAATTACTATATCCTTTTGAAATTTAAAATTTTTAAAGCTATGTGTTGGTGCTTTAGGGTTATCGCTTTCGTTTTTATATACATTAAAATATATATCGTTTTCTATATCGGCCATTATTCTTTTCCTTTATTTATTTTTTCTTTATTTTCGATGTATGTTTGTTGTGTTAGTTCATGTAGTTGTGGGCTGTTTGCTTTAACAGCTGCTAAACTATCTGAATATTGTTTTAGATAAGGTTGCATTTTTCTTTCAAAATCATTTTCTGTTTTTGAATTTTTAGCTTCTTGTTCTATTGATTTTTTAAAAAAAGTTACAAACTCATGAATATCAGCAAATTGTTTTGCTACTACTTTTGGTTCTTCTTTTTTAGTTTTTTCTTTTTTAACTATTGAGTTTTGTTGAACAACTGCATTACCCACTTCTTCAGCACTTGCATATTCAGTACCATGTAAACCCATCGCTGCTAATGCTCTACCTAATGCGGAAGTTTCTGCATTTTCTAAAGCACTTGTTTTATTAATAAATGTTGAGCCAATTTTTTCTAATGCTAAACCTGAATAAGTATTGTTTAAAACTTTTATAATAACTTTTACAGCAACCATGCCATCCTTACATAATGGTTCAATAATTGATGAATCAATTGATGTTTCGCCTGGAAAAGCATTCATTAAAACAGAGTGCCTTGTTGCTACTGTTAAATAATTTTTACCTCTAAAGTCCATACCTTTAGCTTTACTTAATATTTGTTTCATCTGCTCATATTTAGCAGCATAATCTTTCATATATCTCCTTTATTTCTAAATTGGTCGATGGTTTGTTTTTCAAGTTTTGTGTATTTTTCCTGTAAATTTTCAAATCTTATTACAAGTGTTTCCCATTTATCTTTATAAAATGTCATTCTCTTCATGTAATATCTTGCGTTTTCTACTTCAGCTTTTATTGCTTCTTGTGCAGCATCTGTTGGTTTAGATTCTAAAACAGGTTTAGCTTTTGTAATTGACCTAATATCAACTGTCATAAAACACATTTGACAATAATGTAAGTTTTCATAATTTACAGTTGATGGTTCTTTACACATTGAGCAAACATTAAACATAATAGCTTTTAAACCTTTCAATAAACTCATCAGGTACATTATCCCAACCCCAACCTTTTTTTTTCATATCAGAAAAATCAGGCACACAAAGCCAAGCTAATTTTTTTACATCGCCATCAGCTGCCTCTAGTTTTTTTTGCCAAGCTATCTCATAAATTTTTAAAACATTTAAAGCTTTAGTTAAATTTTCTTCCTTTAATTCATCGCAGTTATGTTCAGTAAATAATTTTCTTTCAGTTGCAGTAGCATAAGACAGAAAAGGCGGTACTTTGACCGCCTTTTTGTACAGGGAGACTTGCATAACATCGCTAAAATAAGGTCGTTTTTCAATTCTTTGGTGTGTATAAACCCAATCGCCAATTCTATTATCAGTAACTTTGTCCTTTTTTTTCTTTTTAAGGTCTTGTTTAAGTGGTTTGTTAGAAACTGTGCCAAACTTATTTTTAAAATCGCCTAATACTTTTTTCGAAACTAAATCAATATACATTAACCAATAAGTTTGTACTGGTGGAGTCCACAAAGTTTTTTGTTCTTCAGCAACCCATTTTTGTTTACCATAAATATCTTCTACTTCTTTAATATTATCTAAATGGTTTTGTGCTTGTGGCTTTGCAAATCTGTAAATAAATTGAAATTTAATTGAATCTTTTTCATTAAATGGTGTGTAACTATCCACTAATCTTTGCACATCAGGTGAAAATAAAGCTTCATCTAAAGTTATTTTTTTAGTTAAAACTTCTTGAACTATTAAATGTACTAATGAGCCACCTCTAAAAGAAGCATTATCTAAGCTTCTTGATTCTTGGCTAGTTAAAACTATTTTTTTAAAAAATCTGTCAGCTGCTTTCATATTAGCAGTAGACTTGGAAGTGTGGGCTAAATTAAACTTGGTATAACAATCGCCTACCTTTTGAAATATATCCATTACCGAATCTTATAATATATTTCAGCAACTCAATCAACATCTAAAGGCAATTGGTATGCAATTATTTTTTTGCAACTTTATAGTTAGTAGTCATTTCTTCTATTCTAGCAGACCATTCAGGAATTATGTTACTTATGATAGCACCATGTAATTTTCCTGTTAAAATACAGTAAGAACAAACATTATAGCTACCATCGCCATTTGGTTCTAACCAACCCATATAAACAGTTTTAGATTTTTTACATTTAACAAAAGATAATTTACCATCAGCATCGTAACTTACTTTATTACTATTTTTATATAATCTAACAGCATTTGGTATTGTTCTGCCTTTATGTATTATTCCAACGCACTCAGGATTTGCAATTGCAACCTCTATTTTAAATTTTCGCTTTTCAGGATACATAAGCACTTTACCACCATCAAGCGATTCCCCTATAATTTTAATAAAATTTTTACCCCCAATAAAGTCTTTTGCTACTAAAAAAGCATCTTTAGGTTTTTTATTTTCATTTAATAATTTAGCTAAAAACCTAGCTGTATCGTATTCACCCCAATTAGTTTTAGCATCATCTTTTTTATTAATATTTCTATTAAGCTTTATTTCCCAATTTCTTGCAGTAGCTTTGTTTTTAAATTTTTTAGCTAATAGGTGTTTTAAAACAATTTCTCTATTATCTCTAATTGCAGTCCATTTTTCTTTGTTAAATATTGCCATTAACATCATTTTATATCCTTTTGTTTACAATTGCTATTACCTAATTGTTGCTTATAGGTTGCTTTGTACTACCTTACAAGCTTTAATTTACATGGAGTGTGCATTAATATATATTCAATGTTGATTTGATTATTAGAATCAATTAATACGATATATAAAGGATTTATGGAAAAAAAACCCATTTTAAACGATTTCAAATCATTAATTTTAGCTTGTTTCATAGTTATTTTATTTACAGCTCACACAACTACAACATCACTCACTTCAGACCGAATCACATTTTGTGCAAAATACATTGTTTGGTCAGACTTTTATAAAGGGTGGTTTGAGGATGAGCATTGTCGTTAAGTTAGAATTTTACGAAATACAAGTAGCTGCACTTAATGGAGTAAGTCGATGTGTAGAAACTTTCAGACACAAACAAAGTTGGGGGCATGGTTATAAAAAAGATATGATACATCAATTTTCAGACTCAATTGTTGGTTCACTTGCCGAACAAGGTGTTGCAAAACATTTAGGAGTTTATTTTGGCAGCCATGTAAATACTTTTAGTGAGCCTGACCTAATGCTTGGCGATAAAAAATTACAGGTTAGATGCCAAAAACCTAAAACAGATCGCAAGAATTTTTTAATTATTAGAGAAAATGCAAAAGCAGATGAATATTATATTTTAGCAATTAATAAATGTCCTGAAATAGAGATAGTTGGTTGGGTAAAAGCTGGTGATGTTATGAAAGATAAATCTTTTTTAACTGATTTTGGCTTTAGCGATAGACCTAAAGTTTACGGTGTACCAGCTGAAATGTTACGACCTATTTCAGAACTTATTAATGGCTAAAGAAAAATGCGTTAAATGTAATATCTCAATTGGGGATATTAAATATAAGGCTGAGTGGTATTGCATGATTTGCTACATGAGCCAAAAAACGAAAGACAAGGAATATGTTAGAGAAAAACAACAAAATGAAAATACAAAAGATTGAGTTTACTAAATTAGATTTAATAAAACTTGAAAAAGCTCTTACTGATTATTGCTTATGTAAAGAACTTTTAGAATATAAAGATTCAGACAACATACCTGTATTTCCAATACTTAAAAAAATTAGACGAAAATTAGGCATAGTAAATAAAGATGGCACAAAAAAAATTATATAACATTATATATGCAGACCCAGCTTGGTCTTATAATGGTAAGTTACCGCAAAGAGCTAAAGTTCAACATTATCCTGTAATGGAAAATAATGATATTTGTGCTTTGCCGGTAAAAGATATGACTGCTGACAATTGTGTTCTGTTTATGTGGGCTACTTTTCCACTATTGCAGCAAGGTTTGGATGTAATAAAAGCTTGGGGCTTCGATATTAAAACTTGTGCTTTTGTTTGGGTAAAAGTTAATAAAAGAACTGACACTAACCAAGCTTCGTTTTTCCCAGTTGATTCATTTGACAGCTTTTGGGGTATGGGATCTTGGACTAGGAGTAATGCTGAGATATGTTTGCTAGGTACTAAAGGCAAACCTAAAAGATTAGCTAAAAATATACACCAAGTAATATATGAGCCTATAAGAGAACACAGTCGCAAACCTGATTGTATTAGAGATAAAATTGTGCAGCTTTGTGGCGACTTGCCTAGATTAGAAATGTTCAGTCGAACTGTAACACCTGGTTGGGATTTATGGGGCAATCAAACTGATAAATTTAAAACAACTAAAACAACAAAAGAGGACAATAGAATACAAATATGAGTTGGACTTTTGAAAAGGTTAATGTTGATTTGCTAGACAATAAATTACTTACAGCTAATGAAAAGCTAATTGTAATACTTTGTAAAAGATTTGAACATAGTCCTAATGGCATAAGATTAAGCCATAAATACTTAATGCAAAGAACTGGTATTAAAAGTAAACGCACACTTGTTAAGTGTATGGATCGATTAGTAATGTTTGGTTACTTTGCCTATTTCCAGCCACAAAAAAATCGGCCTAACATTTTTACTTTTGATAAAAAATTAAAGCAGCAGTTTATTTCTAAAAACCTTGCTAGACGAAAAGCATTAAGCACAGCTATGAAAAAAGTTAAAGGCAAAGGGGTCAAGCATAAGTTAGTGGATAATAATGTGGTTAAGTTAAAGTTCACAAATCCTGGAGGTACAAAAAGTTAATGTTGGGGGTGCATCTATGTACCTGTATAGAGAGATATTAAATAGAACTAATATGGATGATGATAAAAATAATAAGTTGGTAACTATAGATTATAAACAGTTTATTAAAAAACTACAAAAGAAAACAAGCTTTCCTTATTCAAGAGCAGTACATAAAAGAAAAATAGATAGAAAAGGCTACGATTTACAAAAACAAATAAAACAAAAAAGGCAACAGTTATCTACGGAGAGTTTCGGGCATTACCTGGATGACCAAATAAAAGATAAAGCATCTAAAGATGAATATGCAGCTGGAGGTGCTTACAAAGCTATGTTGAAGTTGTTTAGGGATGCCAAAGCTGAGCAGCTTAATGAAGATGCAGAATACAGTAAAAAATTAAAAAAATTCTTTAAGGGTGATAATGATTGAGCTTAAAACCCCTGTTAAAATACAAGATTTAGATAATTACTTAGGCATTGCTGCATTTGTAGATAAACACTTACCAAAAGTTAAGTATGGGCGATGTGGGGCTATGTATCAAATACTTGAGATAGTTCCTGATATTAATGAACATAGCTATTATCACAAACAACCTATTAAGATTACACCAACTTCAAGACAAATTGCAATTTACGACTTTGTAGCTGTTGCTATGTTAAAAGCTACACCTGAAGATAGATTGCTAATTTATAAACGTAACTTTCCAAGACGTAAAAGTTTTAGACAAATTAAAAAGGAGGGTTGGTTACATTGGAGTCATACAACGATTGCACACAAATACAAACTAGCATTAGCTACTGTTTGTTCTATTATTAACAAGCATGGAATAAATTATTTTAAGTAAGACTTTACAAGTTGCACTTTTTACTGCATTAAAAAACTATAATGGATATTCTACATCTTGTAGAATAGTTGTTATCGAATCTATTAGGGCTATCTTATTTTTCATTTATATCCTTACAATAGCCCTAATAACCTAACAATTAATTAAATCTTTTTTTAAGTCTAGACTCAATAGCTTTTTTTATAGGAAACTCATAAACATTATATGGTTTCTTATTTAAGCTACCGAAAGTGCTTGATAACTTGACATTTTTATAGCCAAGCTTTTTAAACACTTCAAAAACACACCAGTTTTTAACTTTCATATTTCCTCCATTGTTACCGAATCTACAATAGATGATAACTGATATGCAACCAAATACAACCCAAAATATACACAGAATTTACAACATTTATGGCCAATAAAACAAAGTACAGCAAACAACTTATTAACGATATTTGTGCTGAACTTGCACAAGGTAGATCGATTCGTTCTTGTTTAAGCCCAGTTAATAAAAAGGAAGATAGACCTTGTTGGGAAACTTTTAGAACTTGGTTAAATAAAAACCCTGAAGTTAGGGAACAATATACACAAGCTAAAAGCGATGGCATTGAGTATTTATTAAGTGATTCAGAGGAAGTAATCAAAGAAGCATTAGCTAATAGTAAGTTAAAAGAAAAGACGGATCTAGGCCAAACACATTTAATTAAAGCTTATTTAGATTTAAATAAGTGGAAGTCAGAAAAATTAAGCCCAAAAGTTTATGGAAAACAATCTGATTCACTAACATTATTAGGTAAAGATGCTAGTATTCAGGTTAAATGGCAGAAGTAATGCTAGGTTCAATTTAACTATAAGTATTGTAATTGCTTTATTTGTTGTGAGTTCTGCACAAACATAGCATTGACATCGTTATAGTAGTTGATGTTGCCTAAATGTTCACAACTTACAAGTTAGTTTGTAATTGTTTAGTGCATAGTTAGTGCAAACATTAATTTTATAAGGATAAACAGCTGCACCTATTGATTGTTTACCAATAGGAATTGAATCTTGAATTAAATACTAGGAAAAGGGGGGTTTTT